TAAACCAGCGTATGAGTTTACAGAAAAGAAATCCCCACTTGCACCGTGTGCAAAGTATTTTAATCTACTAAAGATTGTGCCACTTGGTGGAGTTGTATCTCTTTTTACTACTAGTCTACCATGTTGATAAAAGTTTGGTCTTTGTCCGTTATCTAAATCAAATTTTGAAGATAAATCTACACCGTCTGAGTCGGTCTGTTTGACTGATAATACTTCAAAGATATCCGCATGTGGTATCTTAACAAATCTTAGGTTCTCTCCGTCTGAGTCTATTGTACCAGTAATTGTAGTTTCTGTCAAGGTTTTTGTTCTTCTTGTTGCGTTTCCTTTTTGTACTCTTGCAAAGATATTGTGTTTTGCACCAGAGTCTAAACCACCATTAGCATGGTCTGTAGTTGTACTAATAGTTGCACTTTGTGTTCCCGTTCCACTAACACTAAAGTTAGTCACCCTTTCTCCAGTGACCGCACTCGTAATAATCCAATTACCTACATCTGTAAATGTTTCTCCAGTTGCAGATAAAGATAAACTAATTGACGGGTGTGTACCCGCAGAAGGAGCATTTGCAGAGTCATCAATCTGTCTTAATACTTGGAATGAAACATCTGAAATACTTTTTGGTCTTGGTTTTTGAGTCGGGAATAGTAAGTCATTACCACCTATATTTCTAAATAATGCAGTACTTGGTAAAAATGCAGTACTACCCGTAGTTTTAACTAAAAATCTATGTGGTGCAGTTTCGAAATCTCCGTGTCTTTCTATTGAACTAATATCTGTTATTTGTCGATTAGTACCACCTGACCCCTTTAACTGAATATCCATTAAGTAAAGACGAACTTCACTGTTTACTACTTGAATTGATTTAACCCTTGCAGTACCAATAACTGTACTACCTTGTAATAAATTAACTAATTCAAAATTTCCAAGTGCAGCTGCAGTCCCTACAACTGAACCACCGTCACTTCTGAATACAAGATATGCACCATAGTCCACACCAATCGCTTCGTTGTTATTTGTGATTGTAGTTCTGGGTTTTGAAATAGTTAATTTACTTGGTCTTTCTTTATTTACACGATAACCGTTTAGATATACTGTCCCCGCAGATATGTTTGCGATTAGGTTAGATGTACTACCATTTGCAGAGTCATCTTCAAAAGTCACCCTAAATGGACGGACAACATAATTACCTGACTCTTCTTTTGTTCTAAGTGCAAGAACATCATTAATCTTATTGTAATCTTCTGTACCAGTGACAACTTCTTCTATTTCTCCGTCTACTATATCACAAAAGTATACGAAGTTATCACTTGCAGTGACACTTGTTTTGTTAACAAGAGTTAATCTAATTCTGTATCGGTCTGCACCAGGCGATGCAGTATTTGGAGTTGCACCCTGATTATCAAAGAGTGATGTATCGTCTCCTGACGTGACAATATCTTCTGCAATAGTAAATCCAACAGTTGCAGTTCCAGTTGTAGTATATTTTGAAATAACTAAAGATTGTTGAGCTGCAAATACAAAGTGTCCTCTTACAAAGAAGTCTCCCCCAGATACATGAAGTATTGTACCTTGACCAGTTGCTGGGTTTGCAACAGTATTAGTTGTTTGAACTTGCAACTGTTGACCACCACCACCACCAGCGTTTAAGGTTTCTCCCGCACTAAATCTAACTGGTGCAGAACCCGCTAATCCACTTGTGTTTGTATCAGTGTATTGTACATATATGGTTGCGGGGTCAGAACCACTTGCGGTCTCTACTCTAATAACTCTTGCTTTAACACTTGAAGTTGCACCCGTAAATTCTAGTCCAAGTAAAGTAGAAGTATCTGTTGGTAATGCATTTAACGGGTCACTCGTATCTAATTTTACAAATTCTGCATGTCTGTCAACACTAGGCCCGCCTGGGTTTACAGCCGCACCTTCTTTAAATATATTTCTACCAAATCTTGCAATCTCTTCTTGAATGATAGTTTGCATTTGCGTAAGTTCTCTTGCTTGCAACGCACGACCTGAGTTAAATAATATTCTATGAAAATTATCCGCACTGTCAAAGTCGTCTTTATATGTTGTTTCAAAAGTTGACTTATTAAAAGTTGTTGACATTTTTTATTCCTATACTTGTATTACAATTTTTAAATCTTCGGTTTGACCACTTGCTCTTGTAATTGCACTTCGGTTATCAATATACAATAGTTGACCTGAATTTGGGTCTACTTCTGGAGTACTGTCGTGATTACCACCACTAAGAAGTACACCAGTAGAACCACCAGATGCAGTAATTGTTTCTCCCGTAGTAAAAGATGTAAATCCATTACTATCAGTTTGATGAATAAACAAAGTACCTTGAGCAAGACCAGTTGGGCCAGTAGAGTCAAAATCTACAATTGCTTTTGCACCAGATGTTCCACCAGTTATTACTTGGTCTTTTTCAAATGCTTTAGTTAAAGATGCAAAATTAAGAGTTCTTAGTGTATTACCAGTTTCTTCTGTAAATGGACTAGAGGTTGAGTCTCCTAATTCGGGGTTCTTAAGTAAACCGACTTGTCTAAATTGTTGATTTATAAAAAAGTCTGCTCTTTCTGCACCCGAAGGTTTTGCATTAAACATTAGTGCATTACTTCTTAAATCTGATACTGGGTCATCACCTAAACCACCACTATCAAGAGTACGTCTTGAAGTTGAAAGAATAGGTCTAATTATTGCAGCCGAGTCTGGTGAACCACCACTTACTGCAACTGAAGCAAAGTTATATCCTGAACCAAAATTTGCCTGAACTAAATTACCAGAACCGTCCTCAGTAGGAATAACCTTGACCACTGCACCACCAGATATAGTTGCGGTTGCAATTGCAGAACTACCGTCTCCCGTAATTGTTAAGGTTGGTGCAGAACTATATCCAGAGCCTGGATTATCGATTGCATATCCTACAATTTGACCTAATATTGAAGCCTCTTGAATTGCAAGTTGTTCTGTTTGGTTTGAACTAAAATTTGCCAATCTTGCACCTGATACTCCACCCGCACTATCTTTATTAAGAAACTCTACAGGCATAAAGTTTGCAGATTGAAATTTGTTTGCAGTTGCAGAACTAATACTGTATATCATTTTCCAAACATATCCGTCAGATGTTTTAAAAGGTGTACCCGTAGTATTACCAGTTGGTTCTATAGTAGATGCAATCGCAACTCCAGTGTTAGAAATAGATTTTCTTAATACCATGTATACTTGTTGGTTTGAGTTGACCACATAGTATGGATTTGAATTACCAGTTGATTGGTCATCATACGCATCATAGAATGTACCAGATGACCAGTTATATCTTGGAACTACAAAAGATGCGTCAGTTATTAATTTTACCGATTGCATATTGTTTCTAAAATCTCTCTCTTCGTGATAAGACCCGTCTGGTGTAGGAGATACATCTGTCGCATTCCACTCTTGTGAACGACCAATAGCTGCATAGAACTTATCTCCATTACTATCTTTTCTACCCTTAATTTCGTCTAAGATAAATCTTCTTAAAGGACTAGTTATTGTTGCGGTCATTTCTTATTCTCCTTATGCGACTGCACCACCGTAGGTTGCAAGTATTTGCCAGTTAGTTCCGTCAAAAATTAATGTTCCAGTTTCATTCTGTTGTAATGTTAAAGTACTTCCCGCACCAAAATTGTCGGGAGTAATAACTGCATTACCAGCACCACTATTTACTACATACTTAACTTGTCCAACAACTCCGTCTGCAATACTATATGTACCCGCAGTACCTTTTGTTATTTCAGTAAATGGAAGTAATAAAGACAATGCTTCATTAGAACCCGTGTTTACTGTTTCTTGTTTAAGAACATGTGAATTATTTAGTATAATTTTACCAGTTCCTTTTGTTTCTAATTCTAAACCAATATTAGTGTCTCCACCTTTTGCAGTTATCTTTGGATTATTACTGGTTGCGTTATTGGTAAGGTTAACGTGGTTAACTGCACTTGCAGTTTTTGTTAATTCTAATACTTCATTACCCGAAGAGTCTTGTAATACTCCACCCCCAGATAAACCAGAAATCTTAGGTGCATTTATTGTAGGTGTATTGACTGTTGGACTGGTAAGTGTTTTGTTTGTTAGGGTATTAGTACTTGAGTCTAATACTACATTACCACTTGCATTTGGAAGTACTATCTGGTTATCTCCAGTTGGTTCTACAACTTGTAAAGTGGTTTCGTGTGCATTTGCAGTTGTACCTTCAAATCTAATCAATCCAGTTGCAGAGTCACTAAGAGTAATTTTAGCACTTAATGCCTGAGAAATACCATTACTATCCGCAGAGAATTCTCCACCTAAAAGATTATAGATTTCTGTAAAATTACTGTTTATCTTAGTTGCAGCCGCACGGAGAGTATCACCCGTTCCGTCATTCGCACTACTTCCGTTTCCTATTACTGATTTTCCCATGTTTTATTTCCTATGTCCTATTTATACAAGTTATAAACCTAATTCCTAAAAAGTTTCAAATTTGTCTTGGTCAAATGTTTCTGTTGTAAATTCATTACTAAAGTCTATAACATAATTAACACTAGTCTTACCAACTAAACGTCCGTCACTATCTGGGTTTAGAGTTGTCAAAGTACCAACACCGTCTGAGTCTAAATCAAATGTAGGACTTGTTCTTAATTCTGCAGCTCTCATAGTGCGATATTGTTTTTCTAAATCTGGTAGACTAACAGTTGCAAGTGAATTAACTAGATTATCATCAATGATAACTCTTAGAGTTGTACCACCACTATCTAAAAGACCAGTAATTTCTGGTGTGGTCTGATTTACTTGACTGAATAATGCAGTGTTGAAACCTACCACATCAATTGAACCCGCATCTGAGTCTACAATAGATAATGGTGAAGATGTATTAAGAAGTCCAGTGTTTTCTAATCTTACTTCTGAACCAACAAACATTCCAGCAGGGTGAACAAATAACTTGTAGGGTCTTTCCCAGTCTTTTTGTGATAGTTCACTAATTATTCGTATTGCAAAGGTTTGATATAATTCATCATTTGTTAAAAACTTAATTGACTCCGCACCTATATCAGATGAACCTACAGTAAAAACATCTTTTTTAGGATAGTCTACTTCTACATCAATACCGTAGAACATTCTAAAAAATTGTTGTATTGAAAACTTAGTACCTTTAGTACTATATAAATTATGTGAGAATTTTGCAGCTGTTCTTTTATCAAGAAACCCTTCAAAGTATGCTTGTCCTAATAACAATTCATCTTCGATATATGATAGTAAAGACTCGTCTACCTGATTGATATCTCTTGCATAAAATAAATCATTTACTAATCTACTTGGAGAACCGTCACTGTCCTCGAAGTGAAAATATTCTTTTAAAAACGAGACAAGTTTAGGATACTCAGTTTTGAAATGGTCTGGTA